GTATATGTGGAAACGCACAGCATAGGAGATTAAGATGGGAATAGGAGCATTTTTAGCAAAGGCAGGAGTTGGTCTGCTTTCAGGCTATCAACAAAAGAAAGCTGCGGAAGAAAACAGAAGGTATCAAGAAGAACAAAATAGATTAGCTTACGAAAGAAGTCTGCCTTATAATACAGAAAGTGCTTATGGAAGCGTAGACTTTGACCCTGAAACTAGAAAAATGGTTCAGACTCTTTCTCCTGAATATCAAAAATTAATGGGAGATTGGTTAGGTGTTTCAGGCACAGCTAGTTTAGCTCTTCAAAATATGATGAGCGACCCATACAAAATGGAACAAGAACAGTTTAAAAGATTTGAAGCTCTTAATGCTGATGCTTATAATCAATCTAGGCTTCAACAACAAGAACAAGCCTTAGCACAAGGAAGAACTGGAACACAAGGTTATTACGACCAGTTGGCAGTAGAAGATGCTATAAGTAAAGATAGAATGCAAGGTCAATTAGCAGCTATGCAAACAGGTATGGATTACAGAAATATGTTGTCTCAAGAAAGTTTAGGTTTCGGTCAAGGAGCTATAGGAGTTGGAGGATTACTTTCTGGACAAGCAGACTTAGGCTCTATGATAGGTGCTAGATTAAGACCGGGTATGAATATGGAAGGCATAAGAACAGCAGGTGATAACTTAGCAGATACTACTTCTAGTTATTTTTCAGGTCTTGCAGACCAAGCAAGTCAGTATGATTTTGATTCTTTACTTAGTGGTTCTTCAACAGTTCCTACAGCAAGTTCTCCTAATTACTCAGTAAGGTCAGACTACGGATTTGGAGGAAACAACACTCGCAATATGTCTAGTTCTATGTTTAGCTCTAGACCTAGCGGACTTTTAAGATAAGGAATAATTATGGCAGAAACTATGTTTGGAAATATGTTTGATGTTACAACTTCAGAAAATCAAAACATAAGAGATAGAGCATTAAAAGTAGCTCAGCTTCAACCGGGTCGTGCTTCTGTGTATGGAGCAGGAGTAGCCGGAGGTATGCTTATGCAAAACCTAGCTAGTATGGCAGGAATGAAAACTCCTGAGCAAGAAAAAACAGAGTTAATTTCTAACATTATGGATAGAGCTACTAACTTAGACCCTAACGACCCTTCAAGTTATATGAAGTTAGCTAATGATTTTGTTCAAGCAGGTCTTCCGGGAATAGGTCAAAAATTTATGGATAAATCTAGAAGTGTTCAAGTTCAGAACAGGACGTCATCTCAAACAGATAGAGAACTAGACCAAAGAGATACTAGGCTAGATTTTGACAAAAACAAATTAACTGCTGATACAAACTATAGAGATAAGTCATTATCTTTTTCAAAGCAAGAATTAGAATTTAGACAAGGAAAAGAAGAAACAAGAATAGAAGAATTAAAATCACAGTTAGAAAGAGACCAGAAAATAGGAGCCCTTCAACAGATTACAGATAGTGAAGGCAATACTATACTTGCACAAATAACAACAGACGATGAAGGAAACTATAGTGTTAAGCCTATAACACAAGATGTTGTAGAATCCAGTATGAGTGGAAGTGCTACTCAAGGAGCTGAGACAACTACACAGTCCGGTAAGTTTTCTTTTAATAATCAAGGAGCTCTTATAGTTAAGCCTGCAGAAACAGAGGATGTAGCCCCTATAGAAGAAATAGATGATGACGCTAACACTATATATGACAATCTTTTAAAAGAGTACGAAACTACATTTAAAGATAGAAACGCACCTATGATGTCTACTGGTAGTCAGTTAGCTGTTCCTGAAACAGGAGAGTTTTCTAGTCTTGAATCTGTTCCTGACCCTATAGATTATATGATATATAAAACAATAGAAAAAATTGAGAACAGGGGCGGTGTTGTTGATAGTATGTATGATTTATATATGGGTCCCGGTGCTGAAGCAATGGAAGCTCTTATGAAGGGTAATGGTATGGCTAACTTGTGGGCTGAAAATAAAGCTAGGTTTGAAAAGGAAGGAGATACTACTCTTTATAGTATGGAAGGCAGACAAAGTTTAATTGACAGTACATTAAAAGGAATCATTACTTCTCCTATTGCTTTTGATGTAAAACTTAAACAAGACCATACTACTGAAGATGGTACTATGTTAGCTAAGAAAGGAGAAACATTTGATGATGTTATGTCTAGGCTTATGTCTCAAGATATAACTGCTGTTACTAGAGATGATGATGGTAACATAACTGGTTTCCAACCTCCTGAAAAAAGTGCTTTCTTTAATTTTAATGATGACTTAGTTAGATACATAGCTCAAGATATAGTATCAAAAGAAGAAGGATTTAAAGGTCTTCCTGAAATTACAGGAACAGCAGACACAAGTTTACCTAAAATAGACTACGGTAATCAAAACGTAGCAAATACTCAAGTAACTGCAGAGTTAGTGAACAATAATTTACAATCAACTACAGAAGCAGTAATGGGAGATACTACAGAGTTTGATAAAGTAGTTAAAGAAAACGGAAACATTGTAGCTGATGTAGCAAAAGATATTAAAAGATTTGTTTTAGATATTTTTAAACCTAAAGAACACAAAGACTCTGCTCCAGAGAATCCAATTAAATCTGGGTTTGGTTCTGACGCTTGGTCTTTACGGCTTCTTTCTGTTAAAGTTTCTCAATTTGATACAGCAAAGAAAAATGATGAAGGTAAATACGAATTAGAAATGCCATTGTTTATTGAAGTTAAAGACGCTAAGATTAGACAAGCGTATCAAGAATGGAAAGCAAGAAACTTTAATTACTTTTTTAGACAAGGAATAACACTGCCTAACGCAAGAGTAATGCCTAAATAAAAGGAGTCAACTTGGCAAACATCATAGACTTATCGCAGTTTAGAGATAACGCAGAACAACCCGAAACTAACATTATAAGTTTACAGGGTTTTGCTAAAACACCGTCTCTATCAGAAACATATGCACACGATTCAGTAGCAGACAAGGCTGCATTTGCTGCACGCCTAGGGGCTGCTGATACCTATCGTGGAATAAAACAACTATTTAATATACAAGAAGAAGAGATGGCTGAGGATATGGCTAAGCTCAATGAGTATATTTCTAACCCTGAGTACGGTGGTACTATACTTGCAGCTTATACTGCAGGTTTAGTAGGAGACCCTGTAGGTTGGGTTATACCCGGTATGAAGGCTAAGAATCTTTGGAGTGCTGCTAAAGCAGGTGCTATGGTTGGTGCTCTATCATCACCTCTCGGATATGTTGACGAAGCAGAGGGACAAACAAGACTATCTAATATAGCTTACGGTACTGCCGGTGGTGCAGTATTGTCTCCTGCTATGTTTAAATTTACGAACACACTGTTGCCTGCTATGAAAAAAGGCTATAGTGATTTTGGTGTGTCTATAGACACTGGTAAAGTAGCAAAAGATTTAGGTTTTATATCAAGGGGTGTATCTACAGTAGGTGCTAATGTACTTGCTCCGGGATATGCTCAAGTAAAAAAAGGTGGTAATTTAATTAAAGAGAGTGCTTTAGGTCAGAGCTTTGGTAAATACTTTATTGATAACTTTGGTTTACCTAAGCAATATGTTGATGTTAAGATGAACAGAAGACAGACGGAACAACAGTGGGCTTCTAGGTTTGATGAGGTTTTAGGAAAGTATTCTCAGTTAAGTTTAGCAGATGACAAACTACTGTATAAGATTCTTACTGGTGAAGAGAGTAACATTCCCGGTAATTTAAAAGACTTAACCAAAGAAGGTAGAGAACTTGTTGATGAAATAGGTCAAGAGTTAGTAGACTTAAAGATACTAGACGAGAAAATATTTAACGAGAACAAAGGTAAATACCTATACCGTTCTTACGAAAAACATCAGACTCCTTTTATGAAGAAGAGGAGAAACGCAGAGAAAGAAATTAAAGTCTTTGGTGAAGAGTTTATGCGTAGAGGAGAAACTAAAACGATTGCTAAGAACGCTCTTGATAAACATTTAAAAGATGGTTGGAAAGTTATTGATGGTGGTAGTGCACAAAACAAAACTGTAAGAGTTAATAGAGACTGGTCTCCGGAAGACAGAGCTAAGATGGGAGAGATATTAAGTGCAGGATTCGCTATGGCTAAGACTGGTAACTTAATGACTAACGATATAGCTACCTTTAAATTCTATGATGATATAAATAAGATGGTTATTGATGGAGAAAAGATAGCTCTTGATTCTATTGATGACGTAATAGACCCTGCTAAATGGAAAAGAATTCCGAATACTAATGTTAAAAATACTCGAGTAAAAGAGTTTGGTTCTCTTGCAAATAAATGGGTTCCTAAAGAAGTATACACAGACTTAACTACAGCTAACGCTTACAAGAGATGGAACAGAGGAGATGGTACTTTTGGAGGGCTTGGAAAGTTTCATCATAAAGCACTACAATTTTGGAAGAGAAGTAAGACTACTCTTAATCCTACAGTACACACAAACAACGTAGGCTCTAACTTTATATTGTACGACATATTAAATGGTGACTGGAAACAATTAAGAAGTGCAGGAAAAGATTTCTTAAAGGCAAAGCGAGGGGAAAAATCAGAAGAGTTTAAACTTGCAGAATCATTAGGTGTCTTTGATGCTGATATGATGTCTAGAGAATTAACTGATTATGAGAACTCTATATTTAAAAAGTATATGAGTATGAAAAATCAAGATGACGTACAGTTTTCTAGTAGGTTACAAAGAGGTTGGGATAAAGTTAAAGAGTTTGCTAAGAGCACACCTATGGATAAACTATATCAGGTTGAAGACCAAGTGTTTAGATTAGGTGCATTTAAAACTCAACTAGCTAATGGTGCTACACCGGATGAAGCTGCTAGGTTTGCACGCAGGTCTATGCTAGACTATGATATATCAGCTCCGGGAATTAGAATGCTTAGAGAATCAGCCCTGCCATTTATAGCATACACATATAGGGTTGCTCCTATACTAGCTGAGACTGCTCTTAAGAGACCTTGGAAACTAGCTAAGTGGGGTGCTATACTTCACGGTGCTAATATGGTTGGTCAAGATATATCTCCGGGAGACTATGAGAAAGAAAGGAAGTATCAGAAAGAATTAAATATGGGGTATGACCTAAGTTCTATAGGTATGCCGGGTGTTGCTAACACACTAATTAAAGTTCCTAGAAAAGATAAGAGTCAATACTTAGATGCTACTAGGTTTATACCGGGCGGTGATATACTAGACATTCAAAACCATACAGGTATTACTGTGCCTTTCTTACCTGCTCCACTACAGCCATCCTTTGGCGCTATAGGAAGTGCTGCAAAAATAGTAACTGGATTTGATACTTTTAGTGCATCAAGAATGCCGGGAGTAGGCTCTGGTGTATTTGATATATCTGCAGAAGCTAGGAAGAATGCTATCTTTAAAGAGTTTGTTCCTATGTATCACCAAGGTAAAAGACTTGCGGATACTTTAAAAGCTCAAGGAGTTCCTCACCCTACGAAAGATGATTCAACACTAACCGAAGCTGTACTTAATGTAATACCGGGAATTAAACTTAAGACCTACGATAAGACACAAATGAAAAAGTTAAAGATGCGTGTGGGTATGAAGTATCAAAACAGAATGGAGTCTTTAACTAAAGTTCTTAGTCAATCATATAAAGATTACAAGGGTGGTAGGTTAAGTAAGGAAGAATACAACAAGCAACAAGCTAGGATTAAACGAGAGCTTAAGAAACTACAAGAAGAAGCACGCAAAGGATTAAAATAATGGACGGACTATTTACACCTAATGAACAGTCAGCTATAGATAGCCTATTAAAAGCAGGCTTTAGTCTACAACAACTACCTCCTATACTAGCTAACATATCAGTAGAGACTGATGGTACTTTTGATTACGGTATGAAACAATATGGTGGCGGTCCGGGTAGAGGTATGTTTCAGTTTGAAGGTAGCCAGTTAAGAGACTACAATAAGTTTAAGGGAAACCAAGAAGATAGTATGTACTTACAATCTAAGTTTGTACAGAAGAATATCTTTGGTGCTAAAGGAGATAGACCTCACGATTTGGGTTGGAGGGCTCGAGGATTACTTTCTGACGCACTTACTGATGAGAGCTCTGTCCGTAGTAAGGCTAAAGTATTTTCAGAGCAGTATGAGAAACCGTCTACTCCACACTTAAAGAAACGACAGGATGAAGCAGACAGGTATAATAAATTATTATTTTTAAATATGGTAGATTTATAACTTAGTGATTAGTACGTTCTTCAAAAGATATTAGACAATCATCTATATGTAGATAACCAATTTCTTTGTCTATCCATTGACTCCCTTGGAACTCAGTTTTCTCAGGGAGTTTTTTTATGTGCCACTTAAAATCATAGCCTTCTTCCTCTGCTTCTAGATTAGCAGGGTCAAAGATATATATTGTATGACTGCCGGGTTTGTTAGGCATTGATACTGCGTACCAAAACTCTAGGTTGTTCTCCTCTGCAAAGTTCTTGTTCCAATCATATTTTATCTTCTCGATTAAAGTATCAGGGTAATGTTTATTCCTACATTTAATCTCAAGCATAATACCTTTATCTTCATCAAAGGCATCATATCTAGAAAACTTATCGTCCATAGGTTTAAAATTATAGCTCATACTATTGAGAGCTTTTATGATTTTATCCTCATTCATAGGGTAATTTCCTGTTTTGTTAAAAAAGTGAGCTCCATATCTTCGATTCTCGAGGACTTCTCTATGTTAGCAAGGGGTAGGGTAGGGGTTATTTTCTCCAATCCGACCTCCAAAGCCTAGGATTCCTGACACCGGTGTCATCTTTTTTACTGTGTTTTAATTCATAGTATAGCTTGGAGGTCCCATCCATACGGACGAGACCCCAAGTTTTTTTAGCCTTAGTCTTTGAGCTCATCAACAATATCTTTGTCGAGTAGTCTCCAAATAATAAGGGCTGCGATTATACCTGCCAATCCCCCGTTGCCTAAGGTCCATACTATACCTAAGATAGAACCAATTACATCTCCAGTTAGGAAGGCTACCTTTGGACCAAAGATAATCTGTAATATAATTGATAAGCTAATCAGTTTAATGCCAACGTCAATTGCACCATCAGCACCGTTCTTTACTTTTTCTAACATATTGTCTCCTATATTAATGTAAAACATTGGCTATACAAGCCACCCTATCAAGTCTGCCAGCCTGAGCACATACTTGAATCTACTGGGGCACTACACTTTAGTTGCATTTGTTCTTCAAATGTAGCACACCCCGATAATAATAGAACTATTAATACATACTTCATTCTATATCCCTCTCTTCTTCTACTAAATCAACAAGCTCACACACACTACCAGTACAGGCTAGTGTCTTAGTACCTACTGTAGAATCTGTAAGTTCATACTCGCTAATCAAATCCCAGTTGACTTGCTTGGGCATAGTCTTAGCTAAAGCATCGTGTGTCTTCTTATCACACTCCTCGTAAGGTGCTTGCTGATATGTATGGTCTGAGTGCGGTAGGAAAGATACACCGGACACCTCGTCAAAGTGTTTGTATACCCACGCACCTACTTCCATCCACTCGTGTTCTCTAACACTAACAGTTACACTAGGCTTGTGCTCACAGTAGTACCTCTGATATGTAAGCCACAACTCTAGCTGTTCGATAGCACTCCTCTCGTTCCTAGTTACTGCACCCTTAGGAGCTTTCATAGGGAAGGAGAATACTTTAACACTGTTAGGTTTCATTACATCAGGTTCAGCAGGTATACCTTGGTCCTCCATAAGCTGAGCTATAGGGTCTTTAGCATCTGCTCTAACCCTACGAATATAGTAGTCACTGTGTCTAGTGTGTATACCACTGGCACTATCTACTAGCTGACTGACTGTACCACTAGGTTTAATAGCAGTAGTGGCAGTAGCTTGTTGGATACCTAGTAGCTCTGACCAATGAGCATTAGTCTTAACAGATTCTTTTCTAAGCTCTACTAAGAAATCAGCTAAGCTCTTCTTACCGTAGTAACCTCTACTGTCATCATTACTACCATTCATAAATGCGTTGTCCATAATACCTGTAAGAGATACACCAAGTAGTGCTTCCTCTTCTGTATTATGTACCCACTTAGGACGTAAGCGTTTGATGTTAGTTAGTGATGCTTGAAATGTACCAAGTATACTAGCCAGTCTAACCTTACGGAGTATATCCTTCTGCGTGTCTTCTGCTCTGACTACAACCTCAGTCAAGTTACAGAACTGTCCGTCTCTCAGAATGATTTCACTACAAGGATTACAACCAAAGTCGTGGTCTGTGTCACGCCTACCGATAGACTCTACTTGTTTAATCGCGGCTTCTCTGTTGAAGATACCACGCTCACCTGACTTAGACTCGTACAGTGATGTCCACTCTTTCATAAAGATACCCATATCAGGCTTCTCTGTGTAGCATACACTGTTGTTACTCAGTGCCATCTCAGGTGTATCCGACCACCACTGACCACTCTTAGCATTACGCATACGCTCGTCAGTAAGATTAGATAAAGAGATAAGGGCTGACCTACGCACACCACCTACAACTACAACCTCTGCTATCTTACACATCATACGGTGACACTCATAACTAGTCAGCTTACGCCCGCCCGCTTCTTTAAATATGTTAGTAGAGAAGTTAAACAAATCAAGTAGAGGTTCAGGACCACTGGCTCGACCACCAAAGGTAGCAAGCCTAGCACCCTTAGGTCTCACCTTAGAGAAGTCCCACTTAGGCATCTCACCATCATACAAGTATGTAATAAGTTTACGAAAAGCAGATTGCCAACCCTCTTTACTGTCTTGTACGACAATCACATCCTCTACATCTACCATAGTTTCAGGTACATCAGGTAGTTTGTTGACGTGCTGTCTCTCTACGCTAAACCCTACACCAGTACCGTGCATCAATATAAATAGGCACTCATCAAATGCTTTCGGGTGGTCTACACTAAGGTAGGCACAGTTGTACCCTGCTATATTATTCTTAGCGAGAGCCGGACCTGCGGTCATCAATGCTCTCATACTAGGCATAACTTCTAAGTTACATACTGCTTCCTCAAGTATCTTCCTAGTCTTAGGTACTAACTCTTGGTTCGTATTTTCTTTTAAGTGTTGCTCCATAAAGTCAAAGTATCTAGCAACAGTTTCTTTCCAAGTCTCTCTGCGTTTCTTCTCAGGTAGCCATCTTGCGTACCTGCTAAGTGCAATAAAGTTTTGATAATCATTTGGTAATTGGTTCATTCATCCTCCAGTGGTTCGATTTCGATGTTTACCATTTTCTTTCCATCGTCATCTAAGTAAGTATTATATTTAAGTCTTCCTTCTCTGTGCATAAGTATCGCATCAGTTATACCTCTATCATAACAGCGTGACCCGTGTATCCAGATTATTACTGCTCCTAGTGACAGCAGTGCTACTGTTAATAACATAAAGCTCTCAGTCGTTATCATCAACATCTTCAAACTCCTTTCGTTTATCAATTAATTTATCCTCAAACTCGTGCAAGATATCTTCTGTTGTTATATCTAATACTTCACACAAAGTACAAGGGTCTATTGCTTCCTGAACTATTCGTTCTTTTAGTTCATTTAAAGTTAGAGCCATACTGTCCTCCCTCGTGTTCTATAAGTTTATCTAAGAACCACCGAGCTTTCTTGAGGTCTTCTACTCCATTCTTATATCTCCATCTGCATATGTACTTCGTAACAGATGCGGTTAGGTAATCCATATTTTGGTCTAAGATAAAATCTATGACCTCGATATTACCCTGCTTATAATGGTTTGGATTTATGTTATCTTCGTCCACTTCTTAAGCTCCTTAATTTCTTTAGTTGAAAATATTTTAATATCATACTTATCACACCACTGCCGATAAGTAATCTTATTACCCTTGGCTACCTTAGAGTCCGGTCGTGGCATCAAGAAAATTAAATCCTTACCTTCAAACTTTAGTTGTTCAGCAATTGATTTATACTTCTGTCTGTCACCACTGCGGAAGAAGCCCTTAACCTCGATATGATACTTACCCTTAACAAAGTCAGGGGTGTAGTTCTTCCGTATCGTATAGGCTATCCTACAGGGCTCATACTTCCACTCTTTGCCTAGTGCTTCCGCACATTCTTTCTCTAGCTTACTTCTGAATTTCAATGCCATTAGCATCTACCTCTAAAACATCCGGCTCTCTTTTTACAATAGTTAAATACCTAGGACCATTAGAATATATAAATGTTCTTAGTCCTGCGTCTTCCCAACAAGTGTGCTTGTAAGAGCAATAACTACATCCAGTGCCTAACTTCATATTACCTGACTTACCATCAGGCATATGTCCATAGCATCTCTTAGGTGGGTTAGGTTGTTTAACTACTGCCTTAATGTTTTTAATTCTTTCAGGAGAAGAAAAGAAATTTAACTTAGACCAGTACCACTGAGACTCATCTTCCATATCGTACTTAAGATATGTTAGGTGTCCGTTTGTCTTATCCATAACTAACCAACCAAACTTTGTCTCATCTTCTGCGTGAGCATAACCTTTGATTTGTTCTACATATCCAAACGGGTCGTTGTCTATAAGTGAACCATCTTTAAACTTCTTAAATCCATAAGGTGATGATGACTTAACATCTGTCAGTACACCATCAATCTTACAGTCCATAGAACCTTTGATGCCATCTACTTCTACTTGCTTCTGTTCGTCTGTGACATCGTGACCGGCAAGTTTAGTTAGAGCTAACACCATCTCTTCAATCAAGTGACCATAAAGAAACTTGATTCTAGTATGGGGCATAAGTTTCTCACCCTCTACTCCATTGTAAGCATACCACAACTGTCTATCTTTCTTGCCTATGTTAGACATACGGAGCTTGCGTTTATCGAACTTGCTCTCTGTGATATTGTTTCTAAGTATCTGTTTGACATTCTCACCGAAGTCATTGATTACTTGTTCTATAGGTACACCATCAGGAATTTCCTTGGTGTCTATCATACGATATATATCGTCTACTAATGTGTCTGTTGCCACGTTTTACCTACCTTATATTCACCGTCCAAAGGACAGTTTAAGTTAAAAGATTTACCTGCTTTGATGATAGCTCCTACCGCTAGACCACCGAAGAAATCAGCTTGGTCATCTCTGACCTCACACTGAAACTCATCGTGTACATTGAGTACAAACTTATAATCTATATTGTACTGCTTTGCATACTGGTCTAGTAACACCAACGCTTTC